AGGACGCAAGGTTGCGTTTTTCTGCAATCTTGGCATAGAAATCGTCAGGAACAACCACAAAACCATCAAATTCAGTGTCATCCTGCAAGGCTGCTTTCACGACTTCACCGGTCTTGGCGTAATGCATAAACGCCTTCACCGCTTCATCTTTGAAGCCCAGGTCAGTGACCCGCTTCAGCGCCGGTGCGCCTTTCATCACAACACCCTGAGGTTCAACTTCAGGTTTTGGCTCTTCTTTAGGGGGAAGAGCTGCGGTTAGCATCGTTTTCAATTCATCGATTGCTGACTTCATTCCATCGAGTTCTGTTTTTACAGTTTCGTCCATTTGTGCACCTCCAAGTGCATCTTCTGAATTTTTGGATTGAACTTGCTCGTCTTGATACTCAGTATCAGAGGGGACGTCGGGCGTCACAGCCTGGTTTACCTCACCGGTCTCACCATCTGTCTCTTGCTCAACGACCTCGTCTGGAACCGACTTTATAACTTCCACGTCATTGCGTGCTTCAGCCGGCGTGGGTGTCAATGACGCCTCGGCAATCGGCCATGATTTGATATGCCAGGTCTTTCCAACCTGTTCACGCTCAACCATGTGACCCGCGGCGCCGCTGGACCAACCTAACTTTCCATCCTTGGCCAGCTTGTAGATCATCTGTTCGTATTCATCCCGCATATTCAATTGGGCTTCCAACCACAGGCCGGTGTCATCAAACTTCACCACCGCCCGCCCGAGTCGACGTGTCTTCAGCGTTCCGTCCATGCCATGGTGGTAATACACCGGCAAGGTGGACCCATTCTCAACCCCCAGATCACTCTCTTTGCTGAAGAAGTCACCTGTCAAATCCGGGTCAGATGGACCAGAAAAGCGGACAAGATAGCCCCCTACACGTCCATCTCCCAGGGCTTTTACTTCAGATCCGATAGTTTCTTGCACGTCAAATTCTTCTTTTTCCATGTCACAATCCTTTCTCTTGTATCAGGCGGTCCATCCAGGCGGTGTATATCCGCACTGTTTCGCCCATTTGTTCACGCACAACATCACTCAACTTTCGCCAACCGATCCGCGCCATGTGTTTGGCTTGGTCTTCACCGCCCACAAAGGGGGCATAACTTGCCCGGTTACCAATCACTGTGTTGGATCCACGGCTTTCGATGACAAACTGCGTTCCATATCGCTCGGAGTTGTTCAGGCTCCGGTATCCACCGCCGCGCATTGGTGATTGCGTTCCAAGACCGCGCTTGTACCATGGCGCCCGGAACGTGGCTTCTCTTCCGCCAATTACAACGGTCTTCATCCGTCCGGCTTGATTGGCTGCCGTTGCCGGCGGGTATCTCTTCACGCCCTTTTGGCTCACAATATTAGACGCCGCTTCTTTTCCTGCTCCAACAAGCGCTCGTACCACACCAGGACCCATTTCCCGTAGTATCTGGGCAAATCGTTCTTCTCCCTGGATGTCAATCTTGAATTGGACTGGTGCCGGGCTCATATGCGCGTCCTTGTCTCAATCCAACATCGGCAATTCGGATGAGCGGGTGGTTCTTCCACGTCACTATCAAACGGCTCATCGATATCCACTTCTTTCCCGTCCAGCGGTCCACAAATATCGCAAACAATATCGTCTGCATTGGTGAACCAGGTCTTTGTAACCTTCATGTCCGGGTAATCTTTCTGAAGTTTCTCGCCCGCTATCAGCTGTCCCTGGGCATAAGACCGCGTCAATTCAGTAACGGCTATCCGCTGGGCTCGGTCCTCACCAAACGGGAGGGCGTTCATAACATCCCCAATAGTCAATCCGGGGGTAGTGATGAACATCTCCAGGGCTTGTTGAACGGCTTGCAATGTGGTTTCATCGATGCCCTGAATCAACTCGCCGGCATATTCAGCAGCCCATTGCGCTGCATCCATGTTGACCGCGCTCCAGTCATACCCAATCGACACTGTTTCAGCGAATAGCTCAACCCCACCGTTTACAGCTGCTATCAATAGCCGAATTAGTACGCCCTGGTCCTGATCATCCTCAAGATATTCAGTTGGTAAGGATGCTTTCCTGTCCGGGTGGACCAGTTCAAAATATTCACGAACCCGGGCGGCTTGTCGTCTGAATCTCCGGTACAATATCCGCCGAATCCGCTCCTGGAGAATCAACTTCTCCCGCCGTTTCGGCTCTCGTTTGTCCCGGTTAGCCTTTTTCAGAGCTGCAACCAGGGCAACAACTTGCTTTGTTACCTCAGATACAGTCCTATCCACCCAGTACCTCAATCAATAAATCGTTGGCTCGTTTGAGTTCAGCCGCCAAATCAGGTCCTTCAGGTGCCTGAAATGCCGTTTTGATGTCCTCCACTGTCTCAGCGGTAGCAAGTGCGGTGTGAATCCGATCGCACTCGAGAGAAGGGATCACCTCCGTTTCGAATGGAACATTCGGGGATTTACCTTTATCCAATGCCTTCAGCGCCTTACGCTGCCACTTGCGCTTCTCATCTACAATCGGATCCTCTTGATACTCAGTATCCGGGGGGGTATCTTCAGTCGGCTTCTCTGGTGCAACAGCCTGGGCAAGTTTCACCCGGTCCCACTGGTCTTCTGTCAGTTCGTACCCTAGGATTTCCAGAGCGGTCACCAGATCCAAACCTGCCATGGTCAACGCGCTAACACTCGCAGCTCGTTGCGCCTCGTCGTCCTGGAATATGTCCATCTCTTCAGGATGTGCCTCTAACCGGTACCCGGTAGGTGCCAGGAATTGGGCTGTAATCGTTTCTGCCATCCAATCCGCTTCTGGATTGATGGTTTCTTCATAGAATGAGCGCCTGTGCTCAGCTGCAGTGGCATAATTGGCCGCGTCTGTGAGCATTGTTTGAGGGATACCAAAGGCATGACAGACATCCTCAAGTGCTTGAATGCGTAATTCAGGCATTGCCAGGGTGTCCATCGCCGGGGTGATCACTGTCGGCTTTACAGCTGCATTCATCCCCACCACGTTGAAAGCATTGCGAACGCCGGATGCTACACGCCTGAAGAATGTCTCAACCCGTTTCACCTCATCCTTATTGGGGTTCCCTTCAATTCCCAATACGGTGATGGGCATTGCCCCGCCTTCAAAGAACCTGGATGCAAACCGCTTCAGGTAAAACATCATCCGGGCGGACTGGAGGGCAACAGCAGCCGGCGCAATCCCGTTCAAGATGTCATCTTGTGGATTGAATGTCTTGAAATGGGTTACCTGGTCATCTGTCCATGGTCCCAGTTTCATGCTGCCAGTCTGTTGTGAATAAGTAACAGATGTCACCACGCCCAAGTCGGTTTTCTGTTGCTTCACATCCTTGGTGATGGTGTAAGGGTTCAGCCACTGGGCACCTAACCGGCGATTTCCTTTATCAATTGCCAACCAGTAAGCGCTGCCAGTGAGTAGTAATGATGCTTCTGTCCACTTTAGAAGGGTCTTTAGTGGGGTAGTAAATGTGTCGTCCCACGTTACCTCTTCTTCACCCTTCATCAACCGGAACGGAATACCAACCAAAGCACTGCAGCGAATATTCAGCGCTCGGTAAACAAGTGGAACATAGCGATAAGCATCTGCCTCGCCCGTCAAACTATTGCCGCCTTCACCATCAAGGTGTAGCGCCCACTCCGGAATTGCGGTCAGAACCTTATAGCTATCCGTCATATCACGCTCCAAATAGAATCAGAGGTCGGGCAGTGGTAAGGACGTGCCATAACAACGCAAGCACCATGACCCAATCATCATGTTGGCCGTTTGGTGCTCTAAACTGCAGGTGTCCACTCGCCATTGTCATCACCTCAAAACTTCGTAACTCATCTGCTGAGACCATGGGTACTTTGAACCCACCATGCTCAATCGCTCCTGCTAACCCCTGGATCATTTGCGGTTTCGTTGTCGCGGTCGTGTTGAAACCGGGCAGATTGTCGGGACCTCGCAAGATGTACAATCCGTCACCAATCAGCATCTCGATATTCGGCTCGCCAATGCTGTTTCGTTCTGGTAGCAATCCCTGACAACCCCATTTTCTGTACATGTTCGCAACCTTCACTCGTTGGTAGGTGTAGTCCATTTGATTGAACCGCTCCCAGTCCACTACCTTGCCGCATTCTCGGCACCCCACTGCAATAATGGTGAAGTCGCTCGATAATGCCCAGTCAACCGCTGCAAAGAATGAATGTCCTTCGTGATTGGCCGGCTCGTCCGGTTTGTCAACCACTGCAGCTGCATCGATGCCCTGGAAGAAACCACCATCTTCGATAAACTCGGCCATGATCTCTTGCCGGAACGTTCTCTCCGGGATGGTCCGCTTCAGCATGTCGATTTCAGCGGGTGCCAGGTGGGGATTGTCATAACTGGTGAAGTGCCACCGTGCCCAATCCTCTTGTCCGCCGGCATCTGCATACAACCGATAGAAGTCATTCAGTCCCCGCGGGGTACTCGGTATCCACAGGTCACCACGGTAGAACATCAGGGTTGGGCGGATTACCGCGTTGATTGTCTCGGTCAGTTGGGGGATCAGAGCCGCTTCATCGATGATTGCCCGGGCAAACTTGCGCCCTCGTGGTGCATCTGGGTTATCCAGGGACCACATTTCAATCACCCCACCGGTTACTAATTCCAACCGGTGTTCTTGTTCCGACTTCCCACCAGGCTTGACAACCGGCGCTACCAGGTCCCGTACATCCCGCCAAAACTGGGCAAGCATCTTATA